TGCCCGTCGATACTGGATATTGCCCCGGTAAAGGCGTAATGCAGATATTCGCCGCTATCGTCTGCCGTGCCCCCGGATGTACAACGGTAGAAACTCATAGCCGTAACGGACGGCGGCGAATAGGGATGTACAGTAATGGCGGGGTTTAAGTCTGCCGTGTATCCTCTGCTGTCTGTTACCTTGCATCCCGCATCATATGTTCCCGCCGTCGTAAGCGGGTAGTTTTCCGGGTTCACATCCGTGGCGTTTACGAAAAACTGCTTTCTTGCGATAGTCGCGCCGTACTTTGCCGACGCCGTGCAGGCCATCGTAATAACCGACTTGTTCTGTACAAATTCGCCCGCCGGGAGATTCAGCACCGAAATATCTGCGTTCTGCTCTGTTACCGTTAAATTGCTTATTGACGGCAGATATGTTGACGTGTTGGGAACATTGACGGTGATCGTGACGGACTTTGTGCCGATTACTGTACTGCCGGATTTTGTCGCACACAAAATAGTCAGCGTACCGCTTTTAGCCTTTGTGATTTGGTTTGCGACGTTTGGCACAGTCCAGCTATACGACGTTGTCGAGGTGTTTAACGTCGCTATACTGCCCGTTACAGAGCCGATAGAGTACGTTAACACATGGCTGAACGACGCAGACGCACGACCCGAAACGGATATGGTAACGCTGCCGCCTATATTGACGCTTGTTACATTTACTGTCGGTTGTGTTGCCCTTGGAATAGTGGCACATACAAAAGAACCCGACCCACTAATGGAGCCGGGAGTGTAGTAGTAATCAGCCATATTCAAGGTATAGCCGACAGTTATAGTCTTCGTTCCGTCGGTGTTGTGCGTGACTGTGGTAGATCCAGACAGCAGCGTCAGCGTACTGTTAAACCCTATCGTCAAATACGGGTCTGTGTTCCTGTTCCGGCTGGCAACTGTTACGCCGTCGATAACAACGGTAGCACCCACGCCGAACTGTTCAAAGTGGTATTGATTGCCAGAAATCAGCTGGAGCGAATAGGTAATGGTGCTTTTGTTGGTTTCCACGTTCGTGGCGGTTTCGGTAATGGTCAGACGCAAAGTATAGCCGTGTCTGCTCTGTGAATACGTTGCCATTTACCCACCCACTTTCATAAACGAAAGGTTGCCGTTTTCACGCGGGACGAACTGAAAACCGCCGATTTTTACTGATGTGAGAAATTCGCCGTCGGTCACATACAGTTTGTTATTGCTTAAATAGGCAACTTCAAACCCGTTCTGTTTGAATGAAATTCGGTCATTTGACAATGTCAGCGAAACCGGGTTGTCTACTATGCCAATAACGATTTCGCCGTTTTCCATCCTGATGTACTTTTCAACGGCGGCGTCGGCGTATTCCTCAAGTCCAGATACAGAGTTATCCACATAGACTTTGGTTGAATTGCCTAAATTGTAAATCTCTGTAGAGTTTTCCCCGTTCTGCTCTTCTACCGCGTTCACTCTGTCGGCTTCTGAATTTATCAGGTCAGTCAGCCATACTTTCCGGGAACCGAACGTAAACGACGGCAGATGCGGTTCGTATAGGTTCGTGGTTTTCTTGATTACTTCAAGATTTACGGATATGTCAATCAGCGGGTTTATCACGGGATAGAACTGGAACAGTTCGATGCTGTCCGGGTCTAGTCCTATCTTTGAAAGGTCTACCGCTGTTATCGTGTAGGAATCAACGGGCGTGTTTTCGTTGGTCATGTAGTCTATGGCTTTCTGCTTTAATGCGGTGTCCGTTGTGACGTCGTCCCATATGATCACGCCGTAATGGATGCCATAAAGGTTAACGCCGTCGGTATTTTCAAGCCATATACTTCCGTTGTTCTGCGCGGCTATTGTCAGCCGTGCTTCGGTTTCCTGCGTGGTTTCGCTGCCCCATTCGTCAAGGACTGTTTCCGTCAGCTTTGCCCCCAAGGGAATAAGCCTTGTAATTATCTGCGTGGGGTCTAGCGTGTGTTCGCCGTCAACCATATTCCTGTTTACTGCAATGGTTGTATCCTGCAACGTGCCGAGGTTTTCGGCGTAGTCCAGATACAACACCACGTTGCCGTTTTCCACCGCCTGACGGATACGCATTTCACCGCCGAACACGTCCAGCAGTTTGGACTTTATGGCGTCCCAAGTGCTTTCGAAATTAAGACCCTTGTACACGCCGCCCGACGTTTGCCACGTCTGTAAAGTCACGTTACCACGGTAAATGTGCTTGTAGTCTTCAACCTGCGAATTGTGGTTGTTCAATAACAGGTCAATAAATTCCTGCAAGCCTGTGGTCGATTCGGTATCTGCATACTGCTGTTCCGGCGTGTACGGCTGGATTGAATCGCAAAGATACGCCATGCGGTCTTCGCATATCACGGTCTTGGAAACAATGCCGCTTCTGTCCATCCGGGGCGTAACTGTCAATACTCTGCCCATATAGATAAGCGTTGTATCGTCTGTTACGCGTATATGTGACTGAAACGGCAGTATTTCGTCGAATGCGTCTGTAAAAGGCACGACAGTCAGCGTGAGTTTCGCAAACGTGTTGACCGCTTCGTCCAGCTGCGCCGTCTGGCACGATGACGTGATGTCAATTTCTGCTTCGCCGTTTATCAGGGTGATTGTCATTACGGCACCTCCGGGTAAACGGACGGCTCCGCGATCATCGTCACCGCAATTCTGCCTGTGTTATAACCAGTTACGCCGCCGATGCTCATACGCCCGACATAATGGTGTTCTTCATCGTCAGGCAATACAAGTTCAACGCTTTTCCCGTGGAACTGGTCGGCTAGTTCGTCGCGGATCTCTTTCAGCTGAAAATCGTTCACACGCTTGAACAGGGTAAACGAAATATTGCGCATATTGTATGTGACGGCACCGAGGATTTCGGTAAAGTCATATGCGCCGCTGACGCCCGGTACTGTGACATAATTCACAACAGGCGCGGGGGATTCGACGGTAAGGTCATCAAGAAGAATCAAACCCCATTCTTCCTTTGTGTCGGTACCGTCGATTATTACTCCGTAAGTCACGCTAACCCCCTCGCTTTCCGCACGTTGCTGGTGCCAAGTGCCGTGTCAATTCTGTCAGAGATCCCGCCAACCAGCGCGTCGCCGTCAAGATAAATCTGCAAATGGTCTACCTTTTCAGCAAGCGCGGCAACCATAGCAATTAACTGCTCCATGCCGGACGCAGAGTGGTTCACGTCCAGAGCCGAGGTAACGCCGATATTACTGCTAAATCCCTTTGTGGTCATCGTGGTAATATCGTCTATGGCGTTTGAGATCGGTCTTGTATTATCCGCAATGCCGTTGGCAAGACCTTGGTCTAGCATTTCGCCGAAATAGGCGGTTTCTTTTGACGGGGAACCGATGCCGAAAATTTTCTTGATGCCGTTAAGAATGGATTTGCCGAACCCTTTGATTTTGTCTAACACCCATTGCGTGGCGTTGGAAATGCCGTTCCAGATGCCCTGTACAAGGTTTTTGCCGATGCTGGCTATATTGGACAGGGTCTGCGAAATTTTCTGCGGAATTTGCTTGAAGAACCGAATAATATTGTTGATAAGCGTTGACCACTTTTCCTGAATGCCTTGCCAGATTTTTGAGATCCATTCCCCGGCGGCTTTCTTAAATTCCGTCCACAACCGCGCTATCTGCTGTGCCAGACTGATGACCAGTTTTACCAATGCAGTAATGACAGCAACGAAAATCTGCGGGAGTGCTTTCACGACCCCGGCGGTCAACTGTACCGCCGCTGAAATCAACTGCGGTAAACACTCGATCAACCCGGTCACGACCGATTCTATCAGCTGCGGGAGTATTTCGATTACTGAAATGATAATCTGCGGCAGTTCTTTGACCAATGCAGTAACCAGCGTAATAGCGCATTGAATCAGCATCGGGGTACACTCTATCAGCGCATCGACGCAGGACTGAACAAGCGTTGGCAGCTGTTCAACCAGTATCGGCAGAGCGTCTAACAACCCTTGCGACAACGCCATCAGCAACCCTAACCCGGCTTCTAACAGGATCGGGGCGTTCTGCACCAAAATATTCCCGATTTCCATGACTACCGAAACGATAGTAGGCAACAGGGTTGGCAACGATTCGCTTATGCCGTTCGCCAACTGCACTATCACATCGACGCCCATTTGAACGATCATCGGCAGGTTCTGCAAAAGAAACTGCGCCAGATTTGTGACTATGGTCGTCGCGCTTTGGAACAGGGCAGGCAGATTCTGTATGATGCCGTTCCCCAACGCTTCAAGGATACCCGCGCCAAATTCCATGACCTTGGGCAATCCGTCGGTCAGACTTCCTATGAACTGTTCTATGCCCGACTGCATGGTTTTTAACCCGGAATCGTCCCCGGCAAGGAACGCCGCCAGACCGTTTGTGACGTCCGTCAGAGCCGGGAGAAATTCGCCCATTAGTCTGTTCTTCAGACCGCCGATAACGCCGGAAAGAGTCGTCTGCGCGTCCACAAACGCCGCTGACGCTTTCACCGCGTCGTTGCCCATGACCATATTGTATTCGTCGGCTAACGCTAACTGTTCTGCTGTCGCTTCAGCCGTCTGGTTAAAAAGCGGTGCCAGTTCCTGCCCGGATCTACCTAAAAGTTCATTAGCAAGGGCGGCACGGCTTGCGCCCTCTTCCATTCCTTGGAAACCCTCAATGACCGCCCCGAACGCTTCTTCACGGGACATATTCGCAAGGTCTGCGGTAGATATTCCCAACGCTTCAAACGCCGCTGCCGCGCTCTCTGACCCGTTTATAGCGTCGTCCATCTTGTTGGTTAAAGTCTTAATACCGGGTGCCATATTCTCTATGGACGAACCAGCAAGATTTAGAACGTAGTCCCATTTTTGATATGCGTCGGTCGACATACCGAGTTTCTGCGAGTTTTTGTCTATGGCGTCGCCCAACGCGGCGGTTGCCTTTGCTCCGTCTATGACGCCTTTAACAAGTCCCACGGCAGCCGCCGTAACTGTCGCCGCTACTGCCGCAATCCCTTTGGCTAACGCTCCACCAAAACTATGCCCCGCTTTTTCGCCAGCTTCTTCCCCGGCTTTTTCAGGTTCATTGCCAAGTGCTTCGCCGATTTTCCCCTTTATGCCCTCTGCTGACGGTACTATTTGCACATATGCTTGGGCAAGTTCTGTTGCCATTTACTCACCTCCTGCGAGGTTATAAAAAGCGGCTTCAAAGTCTGCCGCTGTCCTAAAGGTTTTTACTTCATCTTTGCTTTGCCCTTGCGTCAATCTCTCTACGATGCTTTCCGGCTTGTTTCTGTGGTGCTGTGCGTCTTTACTGCCCGCCCACAACTGCAAGCCTAAACGGTCGGCTATGACCGCCAAAAGCAGCGTGTCGAATGGTGCTTGCTGGTTCTGCGTCTTCATATGTACACGCGAACCCTCACGCAAGCCTGCGGCAAGAACCGACGCAAGCGTTGGCGATAATGATTTAATTCCATACACGCCGTAATATTCGGCAAAGTCGCACGTCAGTTCATCGCCGCAAGTTACCATCATGCCCGCAAGGGCGATTATTTTTTTTCCGGGTCTTTTAACAGGGTGAATATTTCAATGAGTGCGTCGCTCATCTGTTCCACGGTGCAGGTGCCCGTTTCCTTGCGAATGTGGGCAACAAGTGCCTTTTTTTGTTTCTCGCCAAGAATGGCGTTGAACATGGCGGGCAGTTTCGTGGTATTACCTTGGTCAAGTTCGCATACGGCTTCTATGAAGTCCCAGTCGTGCAGCTGGCTTTCGTTGACCTCTGCTTCAAACCCGTTGGATAATTTCATGGTTTGTCCTCCCCCTCTTTAAGACTTCATGTACTCGTAATGAGTTACGCCCGAACTGTTGGGGAACGCGGTCACGGTGATTTCATACCCCACGGCGTCGGCGTCGGCGTAGGTGATTTCTCCCACCTCGCTGATAGTGCCGTTAGGAATGACGATACGCTTCGCAACGCTGTTGCGCAGAACCATATCGATACACCACGCGTGTGCCTCCATCTCGTCGGTTTTTGCGTTCACGGTCACGCCGCTGCCCAGAGTGCCCGTCACGTTGCTGGAGCCGTAAATGACTTTCAGCACGTCGGTGTTGATCGCTTCGATAAGCGTAAAGCTGAACGTGTCTTCCTTGCCCGAAACCGGGGTCAGGACGATGTCGCCGCCCCACGCTTTAATGGTTTCGCTTTCGGGACTGTTGTTGTTGGTCAGTCCGTCTTCGCTGATATAGCCAAGACCAGTCCAGCCGGAACCAAGGGTAGTCCCCGTGGCAGTCGGCAGCGTTGCCGAGGTAGCCGCGACGGATACCGCGCCGCCTACTGCGGGTTTTGCGGCAGTAACATTAGTTACCGTTGCCATGTATTTCCCTCCTAGAATGTGATGTTGTACACCGCCTGATAGCGGTATCTTTTTGTGCTTGTGTCTGTGTAATTGTAGTCAGAATTGAGTTTTGACCGAAAAACGGGTTGCGTGTCCGGCATTGCGTCAAGAAATGCTTTGACTTCCTCATTGAGCGCGGCGGCTTCGTAAAGGGTCGGTGCGTATGACTGAATAGCAAAAGTCGCCCGGTTTACCTTGTTGGTCACGCCGGAACCCGTCTTTTCGACCAAAATGAAAGTTTCGGGCATTTCCACCGGGGTTTCCATGTAAACCGGGATAGATCCCGCCGACGTGGTGAAACACGCCTGCAAGTAATTCAAGACTGTTAATTCAATCATCAGTACACCGCCTTTATTAGCACGTTGTCGTCCAGACAGGCTTTTTGCGCCGCTTTCGTGGTAGCAAAAACAGACGCGTTCGCCCGGTTTTTACCAACGAACACGTCTGTTTCAAACCCATCCCCGGCGCGTTCTTTTATCGCCGTCGCTCTCTCCAACAACAACGCCTGCATTTCCGGGGATTGCAACATTTCCCGAACACCCGCGCTGTTTAAGACGATTTCATGCTTCATTGTACCGCTCCACCGTTACTTTCCTGTTCCAGCTTAACGGTATCAATTCATCTTGACCCTCTGTCGGGTATCCTATGACCCGCCAGTCTTCGCCGAAAAAGTTCACGCGGGCGTTCGCCCAGTCGTGCGCGTCGCCTTTGGGAATGCCCAGCTGATACACCGCACGTTTCCCGGTCAGGTTCAATTCTGAAATCATATCTTCAGAACTCACAGGCGCAATCAGGACGTTTTCGACTGTTACCGCCGTTTCTGTGTATGACGGGCGGTTGAAAGCGTCCTTGGTGCCCTCTGTGCGTTCGTATAACGTGACTGTGCGCCCTTTCAGCATATGATCACGTCCGTTTGCGGTACCAGTTCCTGCGTGGGACTGTACGCCCCTATCTTGTCGGCGCAACCAAGCAATTTTTTGTCCATCTTGGACAGATACAGTTCACCCGTTGCCCCGTTGCCGTATGTCCACGACTGTGAATAGCCTAGCGCGGATTGACTGCCCTGTGTTGCGCCAATGGGCACGTCGCCCGTTTCCATGCACCGCTGAACCATACGAATGGAAACCAGCTGCTTGATTTCATCGTCGGCACCCGGCGCGAAAGCGTCAATGACGACCGCCGCATCCGCAAGCAACGCCGCGCAGATTGATTCTTCAGCTTCGCTAAACGTGACCAGCGAACGCGCTTGTACGTCTTGAACGGTTGCGTAAGTCATCCGTCACGCCCCCTTATTTTTTCTTTGTTGTTTTCTTCTTTGGGGGAACGGCGGCGGGTTTGTGCCCCGCCGCTTTGTATTCCTCGACGCGGTCTTCCGCGACGTACATTACCGTTCCCGTGTAACAGTTAATGAATTTAACCATTACTCAACGGGAACTGCCCCGGTAAGCAAATTGAAGCAGTCCGTATCAGCACGGAAACCGACCTCGATTTCCGCACGAACCGCGATCATGTTCTGCTGCCACAGGTTGATGTTCACCGCGCTGGTGCCGCTGCCGCTCGTCACGACGCCGGAATCATTGAACGAAATCTTGACGCCCTCGACGGTGCCGTACACAGCCTGCGTCCAGTCGCCCGCGATACCCACAACGGCGGGAGTGCCGGAAGTGCCGGAAGTGCCAGCTTTGTAGATGCCGCGATTGAAGTAGGTCGGCGCACCCAGAATCATGGGGATAGC